CGTCAAGTGGCCTGTTCCTGGCCCAGGCTGTGTTAAGGACAATCAAGTGGTGTGGATTGTTCCCAAGCCAAGAACGGTGGCGACCGTTCTTAATTTATACACCCCATATTTTCATAGGACCTGCATCTGTAATGAGGCGGTAGCACTGCACAATCGTGTCTTGACACCGACTTATTTGCCGACAGATGCGGGACAACAACAAATGTCCGAAATCGGTAATAGATTGAACCTATTTGGTATCCACAACCAGTTAGAGAAGCTATCCACGCAAGCCTTTCTGGATGCGGTTAAGATACCTGGTAAGAAGAAGATCTATATCTACGCGGCTAGTAACCTAACTCGCTATGGTTTCATAGAGAGGTATGGTCGACTTAAGATGTTTGTTAAGATTGAACCAGTCGAGGGGGAATCTAAAGACTGTAGGGCTATTCAAGCCCGCACTCCTGAGTTCAATATCGCATTTGGCAAATTTTTCAAGCCAATAGAACACTACATTATCAAAATGGATTGGAGTCGGATATTTGGTAATGCCCCGCAAAGCAGGTTAATAGCTAAAGGGTTAAATAGTGTACAACGTGCAAAGTTAATACTAAATAAGACTAAGAGATTCCAACAATTCAAATGTTATGCAATAGACGCATCACGCTTTGACATGCATGTCAGCATTCAAGTACTAGAAATGGTAGCTAGGTTCTACATGGGTTTCTATGGAGACGACAAGTTTTTGGGCAAATTACTTAAACACCAGCTCAAGAATGTCGGCGTATCCCAGAATGGACTCAAGTATGAATCTAAGGGAGGGCGAGCTTCGGGCGACCCCGACACAGGGGGTGGTAATTCAATTATAACCGTGTGTCTAATAGCTAGTTACTTTGAGAATAAGAGATACCAATATGACATGTTGTGTGATGGCGATGATGCTTTGTTATTTGTAGAGGATGATTGTGAGTTTGATATTGCTGGTTTTGTTCAACACTGCAGAACATGGGGCTTCAAGATGACCACCGAGGAACCGGTCACACAAATTGAAAAGATCTCGTTTTGCCAGTGCAACCCCATTGAAGTGGTTCCTGGTAAGTATGTGATGGTACGTAATCCTATACGCGCCATCAGTCGCTCAGCAATGAGTAATACTTCCATGAATAGCACTACAGAGGCCTTGCACACCCTATGGGCCATAGGGAAGTGTGAACAATCCATCCATTCAGGAGTACCCGTCATGCAAAGTTTTGCACAATGGGCTATCCGCAATGGATTACCATGCAATGTACAGAAATACGATTTACT